ATAACCATACTTGGCTGAAGTTATTTTATTAGCTAATACTTTATTGCGGTTAACATTTTCTTTATAACTTTTCAACCTACGAAAAGCAGTAATAATTCCTACTGGAATTTTCTTATTTTGAAAATGACGAAACACCCTCGAAAGAGTTGTTTCTTTTAAATGTGATTTAAATGTTTTCATTATCTTTTTCCTTATTTAATTGCTCTTCAAATTGTTTCATATGTGTGTTAAACATTTCCTCTTCATACAATACAATAGTTATTAAACTATATATTGCCATGTCCATCAATGTGTCTTTAATACTTTCCTCTTTAAATTTGAAGTCACCCTTCTTTATGAAATTACTAATACGAGCATATTTATCACCCATACGAATAACAGAACCTTTCCAAGGAGATATACCTGCCAAATTAGATAATCTAAAGTTAGCAAATATATCATCCGTGTCTGCATAATCGTGGCGCTTGTTATCATGTAATTTTTTTATAGTAGTAAGTATTTCAGTAAAGCGTTTGCTTTGTTCTTCACTTGTCATCATATTTTACCTAATGTTAAATGTTTTACCACTCCTCCTTGAGGCACCCATTGTTTATGTTTGTTTTGAAAGTCAGCAACTTTTTTTGCTTCATCTTCAAAAGTTGAAGCACAAAGAATACTGCCAGTTGGTTTTTCAATAACCAACCATCGCATTTGTCCTTTATGCTTACTTAACTTTTTTTCATAAAACATTTTATCTTTAGAAATATACTTTCCTGGTCTTTTATCTCCAGGGAAATACCTAGTTCTATTACTGTCTTTCCTTTTTCTCATTTTATACCTTTGTAGTTTTTTCTGCTGAATTAGCTTTATCTTCTACCAAAGCACTTGCAGGTAAATTATCTGTTAGATATTTACTATGATAAGTAATTAAAATTTTTATATTGTCAAATTCTACTTGTAAATTTCTTAATCTTGCTTGAAGATTTTGAACCTGAACAACAGAAGTTTTACACTTCTCATCAAGTTTAGTTTCATCATAGTTTTTACCGTCTATTGTAATAGCCATATTGCTATCCTCCTTTTATTAGTTTATATTAATTGAATTTCAGAAGCAGCTTGTTTACCACGCTGTTCTGTTAGTTCATAAGATACTGCTTGTCCATCTGTTACCGATGAAATATTAGCAGCTTGTAATGCTGAAACGTGTAAAAAAGCGTCTTTACCACCTTCGTCTGGTGTTATAAATCCGAAACCTTTTTTAGCGTCAAACCATTTTACTTTTCCTGTAGCCATTTTATTTCCTTTTTAGTTAGGTCTTTATTATATTTTAAAGTCTGAAAATTGACCTAGTTTTTTTCCAAACTTATTTTTATCAGTTGTAGGTGTTTGACCACTTTCAACTAAATCTGTTTGTGCTTTTTGTTCAACATCATAAAATCTCATCTTGGATCTATCAACACCAAGTATAAACTTTCTATTAACTGTTGGATCATTATATCTATTTTTTAACTGTTTAACCATTATTTGATTCTTATCATCTAATTCTTCACTAGTTATTAAAGCAAACATAAAATCTGCTGTTGCAGGTAAACCAAAACTTTCAGATGTATCTTCTAATCCTACATCACTACTTACAAAACCACCTCTTGTTGTTTGTGTAGCAGAAAATATAGGTAAATTATTTTCAACTGCCATACCTCTTAACTCTTCCGCAATTGCTTTAATATAAGTATATGAATTAACACTTGCTCCTGCTTTAAATCTTGCACTAGCACATATATTTAAATAATCAACAAATATAATATCTGGTTTAAAAGATTTCTTTAATGCTAATTCTTTTATTAATGATCTGAAATGTCCTGTATGAGCAGACGCCGTTGGGTATTCCTTAATAATTAACTTACCTGTTGTCTTACTTTGTAATTTATTAATTTTTGTTTCATACATTGAATATGGTAATTCTTCTAAATCACTCATGCCAACATTTAATAAATTAGCGTCTATTCTTTCAGCAATTCTTTCCTCTGCCATTTCTAATGTTATATACAATACATTTTTACCTTGCAATAATATAGATGAAGCAAGGTGAGTCATAAACATTGTTTTACCAACACCAGTTCCTGCCAAAGCAATATTTAAAGTCTTGGATGGAATACCACCTCTTGTTATTTTATTAAAATATTCTAAATCTAATGTTAATCGTTCTTCTTTCTTTTTATAAAAATCATATCTTTGTTGTGATTCTATTAAATAATCATGTCCAATCTTTCGGTCAAATGAAACTGATAAAGCACTTGATAGCATTTCTGGAAGATATTCTTGTGTATGGTCTTTATCTTTACCATCAAGTATTTGAATACCGCCAAGTATTGCATTATGTATTGCTCTATCTTTACAAAACTTTTCTGTTGTATCTACAAGCCATTGATAATTAATTGGCTCTTTATTTAATGTAGATAATACATCTGTTATCTTTTTATACTCGTCCTCATTTACACTTTTAGTGCTATTGATTTCAATTGATAAAGCTTCTTTTGTTGGAAGACTATTATACTTATTTACAAACTTATAAATTTCACTAAACAATAATCGCTCTGTTCTATCAGCAAAATATTCCTCTTTAATAAAAGGTAATACCTTTCTAGTATATTCCTCATTATGAATTAAATTACTTAAAGCTGTTCGTTCAATTCTTTCCATCATCTTCCTTCTTTATTAAATCTGGTTTCTTTTTTAATTCCTCATCTAACACTACAACTAATATATCACCTATATGGTCTATAAATTCTTGACTATCTGTATCTGCCTCTATCTTATTTTCTATAATAGTATAATCAAATACCATAGGTAATGTACCGTCAGGTCTTTTTTCAGACTCAGGTCTGAATCCTACCTTACCGTACTTATAAACTATTGATGAAAATGGACCACTAATTAACTTTAATGCTGTAAAGTCCTCTCCAGGTTTCTCTACAAACACATAGTCTTCCCTATGTTTAGGGTTAGTCGTCTTGTGGGGTTGTGGTATCGGCTTCTTCATTTCCATATTTAAACTCTTTACTACATACATTATCTAATTTTTGTAGTATTTCTTTTGTAAAGTATTTTGTCGGGTCATTATTAATTGTCTTACCAAAAGTTTTTGTTCCATTTGGTAATTCAATTCTAGTAGAAACTTGTTTAAATATATTATATTTTAAAGCCAAGTCTAGTAGACCGTAGTATCTATCCAAACCTTTGTCGTAGGTTAATCTAACATCTACAACTTTATTTTCTTTGGTTAGTCTTGATTTGTAATTCTTACAATGTATTATATTACCAACTATTTCTGTACCATCTTTCTCTTTTCTCCTAGATAGATATATAATTGATGACGCTGCATATTTTAGTCCAGAGCCACCACCCATTTCTTTTTGTGGGAACATTGATCCAATAACATCATATGTATGGTTGGTAATAACTAGAGGCACTTTTGATTTGCCTAGTTTTAATGTTAATACTCTAAAGGCTGCTTTTACAATTTGAGCCCTTGTCATATCTTTTGTTTCTTTTCCTTCTGCTGTATCTTCAATTTCTTTTGTAGTAGATAACATACCTAAACTATCTAATACTAATAGCAATGGTTTTCTATCAGAAGGATCCTGATCTATATATTTGTCAAGCACAGTAAGTGTTTGATGTCTAAATTCTTGTACAGTAGTCACAGGCATTACAACCATACGGCTACTATCTATTCCTCTTTCTTCTATGATTTCTTTAGTCACAGCTGATTCTGATTCAAAGAATATAACTCCGCCATCAGGATTTTTATCAAGGAAGTTTTTACACATACCTAGTACAAAGAAAGTCTTACCTGTAGCACTTTCTCCTGCAATTGCTGTTATTTTATTTGATGGAAGTCCTCTATGAATACTACCGCCTAATAAAGCATTAAAAATATATGAACCAGTATCTATAAATGAATCTACATCACCTGCAGCTCCATCAGATACTAAACTGGCATATTCATTACCAGTTTCTTTTATTATTTCCTTTAAAAAATCACTCATTAATTATCCTTGTTAGTGTCATTATCTATTATACTATATTTATAAGTTAAGTCAAGCAAAGAACTCATCTAATGTTGTTTGTGGTTCTTCCACAATACCTCGTCTTTGTTTCCATAATGAATGGCCTTCGTGCATTTCTCGGCTGTTATATGTTTCAATAACATGACAATTTTTGCAAAGAACCTTACACTTTCTTATTTCTTCTTTTAATTCTTTCATTCTTTCCTTGTGTAATTTAGAACCATACTTTGGTATTCTACTTACTAGCACTCCCATACCACTACCTACAGGTCCATTTTTATACATCCAATGAGATTTCTGACTAGGGTCAATATGAGCAAAGTCTAATGCTAGTCCGTGTTTGTTATATCCACAAACACTACAACCTTTTAGAGTTTTATAATGCCATAGTTTTCTAGTAAGGCGTTTTTTATAATTATCCAAAGAACTCATCCAAAAAATTGGTCTAAATTTCCTTTTCTTGAATGTTTAAATAAATCTGTTTTAGGTCCAAAACACCATACATTTTCTATAAACATTTTATTCATAAAATCTGCCTTTGCTTTATCATCTTCAAATAGTTTATCCGATTTAGGTCTTTGCATTATTCTCATGCCAATTTGACCCATAAAACTATCTTTAAATTTGTTTACCAATTCATCACTAGAATAATATCTCTTACCTTTTACTTTTGGATCCATAATATTAACAAACATAAATTTAGATACTGCCATTGTCTTTTCTGCAACTGGTAAATAAAACTTATCACGCCAATTTTCATATTCATTAAACTTATGCCAAGATTGGTCTTCTTGAAATTCACCACCTTTATTATATTCTTCGGTAGCAAAATAAGGAGGAGAAGTAAATGCAACATCTATTGGTGGCAACTTATGATATGGTAAATCTTCAGCACCACATCTCCATATAGTTACCTTTTTAGGTTTAGATAATAGTTTATTATATTTTGATATCTGTTCAGTATATCTAGCATAAGTATTTGGATTAGGATCACAACCATAAAATTCTTCAGCGTCTGAAGCAAAGAAACCTGCAAGTCTATCACCCCAACCACAACTTGTATCTAAAATTCTTTTAGCGTTAGTCATATCATATATTGCTTTTGCAACAACAGGTTTAAATTGTGTTGCAATATATGTACCTAATCTAAATGCTGATATATAACTTTTATCATTTAATTGACCGCCAAGTAATTGTTCAGTTTCATTACCATCTAAATCTTTTATTTTAGTTAGTTTAACATCATTAATACCTCGCCATATAGGACCTAAACATTTCCATATAGCATATGCGTCACCATTTTCCCATACTTCTTTTGGCGCTCTGAATCCATAACTACCACATTCTAATCTCAAATCTTGCATAAAGAAATTTGATACATCATTGTAAGTACTTGGACCATTAATCAAACCTAGTCCATATTTGGAATATGGATATTGGTAATCATCATATTTTTCAAATACTTCTTTGTCAACTTGTTCTTTTGGAATACAAATGGCGCTAGTATTAAAATTTTTTAAATTATAAAAACACTCCCTCATATTATCTTCCGATATTTCTTTTAACGGAAAAACAGGTCGTTCAGTTGCAATATAATCGGCAAGATTTTTTCTCATCTCCTCCTTGCCGTATTCTGCGTTCATTGATTCAAATGTCTTATTATCTAGTATAGGGAGTTTATCGTGTCTAGCGGCGGCTAATAGACGGCTATATAGTGTATTATTGCGATTGTAGTCTTTCATCTTGTTTTTAATTCATCTAAAAGTTTTTCTTTCCATTCATCGGAAGCGTTTTCACTTTCCCATTTATATACTTCATCTTCGGTACGGCTACAACCTAAACAGTATCCGCTTTCTTTATCTATACTACATACACCAATACAAGGCAAACGATATACTTGGTGGCTACTAATACTGAATACTACTATTCTCCTGGTTTATCAACAGGTGTTACATCTTCAAATTCAGCATCAACTACATTTTCTTTAATATCTTTATCGTCTTTCTTTTTTTCTTCCTTTTTAGGACCATCTTGTGCTGTTTCTTTCGTCTGTTCTTGCATATCTTTATAGACTGCCTCACCAAGTTTCATTGACGCTTCGGTCAACTCACCTGTTTTCTTTTTGATTGCTTCAACATCTTCACCTTTAAGTGC